AATTTTCTCGGATTTCTTTTCGTATTTTCATTTTTTCGACAGATCGAACAAAATCTTTCGCTGTTTTTTGTCTTTTCAGTGAATATTTTGGCGTTCTTAAGTCTTTTGCTACAAAATTTCGAATTTTTATTGAATCTTTAAACATTTTTTCACTCAAAAAATGACTTTATGCTCATTTTCCTCTAATTTTACTAATTTTTCGATTTTTCCTCGAACAAGGTACGCTGAAAATTCTTCCCATTCAGTGTATTTTTTGTCTAAGTGACGATAGAAACGAATTTCGCCCGTAAAAGTTTCATTTTTTACCCAATTTTCATTAAATTTTTCCAAATAGCCTTTGAAAAGCGAATTTTCGTCATCAACCCAGCGTGATTGATACTGTTCTTCATACAAAAATCCATCTTTCAACTCATAATTATCAAGTAATTGATTCGGCGTATCTTTGGTTTGATACTCATTACCTTCAAAACGCAAATAATCAAACATTCCCATATTATTTTATTCCGATAATGTGAATTTACTTAATACTTCATTGGCTTCTGTATAATCATCATCCATCATATTTTCCATCATTTCATACTTAATTAACATCAGTAAGGATGTTGCAGTTATACGATCACGTTTATTCAATGAACTTACCCAATATTGAAGTTGTTCTTTATTGTCCATGCTCCACATAATTTGAAGCATTTTCTTTTCTTTTTTGGTCAAACCATCTAGTGAAATTAAAATTTTAACCTCCTGCGCCGTAACTGTGCCACATGACATAGTTATACACCTCTTGAACACCTTGTTCACCCGTTTCGAAAACAGAAGCTGGCGTGTTTCCTTCCCAATACTTGTTAGGAGATTCCCACCATTTGTAAACTAGTTCGGCAGAACCCAACATAGAGAACAAATGGCGGTTAATTTGGTGTATAGTTTCGTTATCACAGGTCATATTTGTATTTATTAGTTATTTAATTTTTCTGTCACTTCGAAATGCGTAGTTAAAATCACACTGAGTACAACGAAAGGAATAATCAGTATGTAAAACCAAAGACTTTTATTTATAGCCAAAAAAGTAATCGCCACCACACCAATCAAATCAAAATTGGTGATATCTTTTTTAAATAAAAATCGATAGAGATATTTCATCAATTACCTCCAAGTTGACCAATGGTGTAAATCAACAAATAAACACCCACAGTGAGTGGTATAAGTGTTGCTAGATAATCTTTATAGTCAATTCGAATACCATCTTTCTTTCGAAAGAGTATCATACTGGAATTCATACCAGCAATAAAAATATTTGCTACACCTAAAATAAAATTTACAATAGCTAAACTCATTTAACACTCCTCAATTGACGGCATTGTTCACGCATTTGCTGCGTATAATCAGGACTAATTTCCGCAATACTACAGGAAATTACAGTATCATTTTTCGGATAAGTCCAAATAGCTAAAAAGAGTGCGCCAAGTATGGCGACACCCATAATCAAATATTCTTTTATCATTTTGTTAGTTCGTAAGGTTTATTCCATTTACCGATATTTACATCAATATACCAACCTACATTAAAGTAATCGTATTGAATTTCGGATTTATCCCAGTTTCCATCATTCATAGCAGGAATCACTTCAGACAAAAAGGCCTTAGATTTGCCGGTAAAGTGGTCTTTGTACCAGTAGGGGTTTACCTGGATGCCGAACTTTCGAGCATCATCAGAATTACCATAATCGCTGATAAAATCGATTTTACCAGATTTTATATTTAACGCTAGCGTAGAATGATTACGCACAGCAAGACTGGCTTTTACGCCATACTTTTTGCAAATTGCTTTAATCTGAGGTGCCAATTTAGATTTCAATTCTTGAGATACGTAAGCCATGATTAACCCCTTACAGTTTCAATAAATTTGTTTTCCAGAATCACTCGGTCACGAATTGCATTATAGACAACAACTGGTGTTGTCAAAACGACATGATGGGAGACTTCGCCGCCGTATTGCACTCTTGACAATTCGACAACACCTGTCACTGGGAATTCACCCATGTACATTCCGCTAACTTCCAGACCTTCGAGATTCCACATAATGCGTCCTTATCAACTCAACAGGATTGATTATACAGGAACCACGGTGGAAGGCAAGCATTATTTTTGTTATCAAAAGAACAACGAAGTTATCACAATTGCAACAAATGTCAATTGAATAACAGCTGCAGAAACCATAACGATTACAGAATTTGTAATGGTCCCCGTTTTAGGGTCCTCACGAATTTCGATATCATTCAGAAAATCAAAAATCAGCCGTATATCCATTGTCCGAGTTTAAACCCTAACCAAATAAAACCAAAAGAAAGAAAACCGTTTACCATTGTAACCACAAAGATTATTGGCCTGTCCATTGTGTATTTACCTTTTCACGAATATAGTCAATCACATCCCGAGCTTCTTGCATATCGGAACATTCAACGGCCAACTCAATCATTTCCCAGTATTGGTCATAGAGGTCATTTATGAGGTGGTCCAAGATTTGTCGTTTACGATTCATTATTTACCTCTTGTCAAAATGTTTTTATCAACATAATTCATAATCATATACTTTTTAAGTTTTGCATTATCCAGTTGCCGAAACTTATCTAAGTAACTATCTTGAATTTGACTGTACATAAAATTTATAATTTTCTTTTCTAGTTCTTCACTTACGCCGATTTGATCGATCATATTATAACTGATTGCCAAATTGCTTTTATGGTATTTTGTTTTTGTTAGAATATACTTCTCGTAGTCTTTTATGATTTTAGACTTATTTCTTTGATCGAAACAAATTCTGTAGTTTAAGGTCATTTCCTTAAACGTATTAAAGGAATGTTCTTTACATATATCTCTACAATTTTGTATGAGAAACTCTAGAGTATCTTCCGAAGAATTCGTAGAATCTGCATAGTCACAGATAATTTTATGTTTTATGTCCATTCCGGCGCTTCCGCGCTATCCAACGAATTTGTTTTCCAACAGAGTCCGACTTTGGACTGCCCAATAATTTTCCACAGCTCTCTTAGCAAAGTCCTGTTCGATATAGTGGCCGAGCGGTCGTTCATCATCCATTTTGAAAGCGAACTCGTAACTTCCCGTGTTGACCACGGAGCCCCAGACTTCTTGTAGTGCCACTTTAAACGTAGAGCCGACAATCATACCTGTTTCGGTATCGTAGTAGTACCACTTGGCGTTTCGTTCACGCCATTCATAATTTTTGGTCATGTATAGAATTTTTCAATCAATTGGGGTTTATTTGAGGCCACACGGAATAGTTCATTTTTATCCAGAGGGAATACTTTGGCATTCGAAACAGCCTCTGGAATTAAATGTTCATATTCATCATCATAACAGGTTTCTTTGAGAATGTCAATGACTTGTCCACCATTTTCCGCCATGACAACCCACGTACCACCATATTCTGAACGTGGAAACGGTACCCAATAATCACCAATATAAAGGTTCATAAGTTTACAATGCTTTCATTTTAAGTTTACAATCACTTCTCAATAGGTTTACAATCGTGTTCTTTGGCTTGTTTTTCTTTTAACCAGACTTTATGGCAGAGGGTACAATGGTAAGCCTCACCATCTCTGGAGAATGGATAGTTTTTAATGGGGTGTCGGTCTGTAATGGTTCTGATTTTTTCGATCATACTAGTGGTCGTCATCAACACATAATATGATCATACAAAACACAATTATCACAATGATGGAAACAAGTAAAACAGTATAACCCATATTTATTTACTCACAGTAAAAGATATCCAAAGTAACCCAAACCCGCCACCAAACCTAAACCAATCATATAGGGAATTACAAATAACACCAATCGAAACAATCCATAAACCAACAATAAGACTAAAATTATTGCGATAGCCTCAGCCATTACATTACCACCCACAGTCTTTGTTACCGTTATAGTCTCCGCAGGTTTGACCACAATGATCGGTTCAGTTACCACCGTTTCATTCGAATCTAAACTTTCGGATGCCTCAACTTCAGGCCTAAGTACGACTGGCATATTAATCCTTATAATTCACTAATACTTGCAGTGCTTCCCATTGACCCCATGTCAGAGAGAATTTATTATCAGAGGTACCAGATACAAACACATCCATACCTTCTCCATTACTCCACTCAGTCAATTCGATAAAATCGTTTTTCTCAGAGAAAGGACAGTAATCCTTCAGGTCAATATACTTCGCTTTTCTCGTATAGGTACTGATACTCATAGTGCAGGTCCCCAATATTGATACTTCAGTAGATCCGCAGAATCTTCATCATATAACCAAGACAGCGCAGACCACACAGAATCTTCCACATTGTACCACTCACGGTATGAGGTATAGTACTGCTTGAAGAAATACGAATCACCACGCGCCTCTGCATACCTCTCTGCACGCTTTAGAAATTCCATGTTGTCCATATTAATCAATCCAGCAACTATCAGCATCGACCACATGATACTCATTACCACCAATATAATCACCATTAAAGCCTGAATCATACGGTGCTTTCAATGTCAACATACTACCATTGATCTTAGTGATATAACCCCACTGCTCAATGTCACACTTAAAGCCAACAGCATCACCCACGTTTACGATTTGACCATCTACTTTTGCCATTTTGTTCTCCATAATAAAAATTCTGATGCGACTTCCAGAGACTTCCGGATACCGGAAAAAATTTTACTGCGATTTCTTGGAGGGATTCGAAAATCGTCCAAAGTAACAGAGCTAAAGAACCTTATACGAACTGTAGTCTGCTTGTAGAGGACTCCTTCCCTCTGCCGCTTTTTCGCTTTTGACCACAGCTCCCGAGCTACTGTAGTGTAGTGGGCTCGGGCTCTGTCAAGCTGTATCGTTGAGCTATATCGAACACCACGTCCTGCGGCAGCCCTGTATAGTCAGCTACTTGAGCTATCGTATAGCCGTCACTTATCATTTCGACAATCTCAATTACAAATTCTTTCATCTTACCCATTCTAGCACCTTTGCGGGAAATTCTATTTGGCCATCATATTCAAGCTGATCTCGCTCATAATCAGTCAGATAATCGTCCTCGACCAGCTGGAGGTTCACAACAGTCTCCCGAATATAATCGTCATTTCGCTCGACAATCTTGCGAACTCGCTGCAGAATTTCTGTCATGCGGCTCTGATCAACATTCAGCACAACATACTCATCACCACCCTTGGCTTTCCAGTATGCTGCATCGCCCTTGCCGATAGAGCCGTCCTCGCGCCATGCATAATTTTCGTAAACCTGGGTGGTGAATAGTGCTTTCATATTAAGCGCTCATAGAGATAACGGTTACAGGACTTGGCTTACGTGCAGCTTTTTTCGCAGCAAGGCCAACTTTCGGAGCTTTCATCGCAGCAAGCTTCGCTTCGAGCTTCGCAATACGCTCAGCTTTCTTAGCTTCGCGGGATGCAGCTTTCTCAGCTTTAGCCTTCGCTTTCATTTCCTTAGTAATCGCCTTCGAGGCTTTCACTTCGAATCGAGCAGTGGCCAACTCAGCGCGGAGAGCCTTCAGGGTTTCACGGGTTGCGGAAATCGCAGTTTTCAATTCAGTAACGGTTTTCATAATATTAACTCCTAGTAATCTCAATCAACAAAGTACATTATACAGGTTTAGGCGGAAATGTCAAGCACTTTTCCTGCCCGGAGAGCAGCTTCTCGAGCGCTCGTAAAAGCGTAATCATTTGACAAGCTGTTATAACCCGAATAATACGTCCACTCACCATCTTTTAACACTTCGACAATTACATCATAGACAACTTCAAAGGGGCTACCCTCAGTACGGATTCTTACAAATTCACTAATCTTTTCAATCATTTAACAGTCTCCCAATACCAGAGGCCTTCATTCCAATCCCAGTCAGGACCGTTCCATCGCGGATCGGAGCCGAACATAGCCTCTAGCATCTCATTATATTCAATTTCAGTCAGCTCATCATAGTAAGCTCGGGCTAGATACTGGAGCTCAGCATTAATGTCATTTATATTCATTTTGATAATTTTCTCTCAAACCCAACACCGTCATTATACAGAAAACCCTGGCAAGTGGCAAGCACTATTTGCGGCAATCTTTTCTATCTGACAATGCATCCCACAGCAGGTAGGCCATTACAAAAGGTGTAACAATTACAAAAAGGAAAACAATCGGTTCTATTTCAATCATGACAATTAACCCAAAGTAGTAACAGTACCGCTTGTATGAGCCAGATAGCCCCAAAAGCCTATCAAACCGACAATTATCAAAAAAGTAAACATTTCAAGCTCCAATCAAATCACCACGGTACCCATTATACAGGTAACCTGGGTTTTGGCAAGCATTAAAATGTATTGAGGGAGGGTTGCAATTCTGATATCAGTTCTCGTTCACGCTGATAGGCTGGCTTACGGCCTCGCACCACCTCCAGTACCTCATAGTCCAGCTCTACTTCCGGGTTCTGGCGTATAAAGTTACAGAGCTCCCAATTTTTAGATTCACACTTAGCTCGGGATAGGTGCTTTTGGACACGGACCTTAACAGAGCGTAGAAAAGCACGGCCGGTAGCAACAGTAAGGCCAATATAGCTGTCACCAGTATCCGGCCAGATAATTTGATATAGTACATAGTTCCGGTCATTTCGTTTTTTTCTCATCGCGGATTAAAGCCCAGCTCAAACTCCATCATAATCATTTTAGCTATATTGATACACTGGCGAGCAACTTCATTTGCACCCGACTGATTAGAAGCTATCAGCTCCTGAGCATCGGACAAGTAGCTAGCCACTACCATGCCAGGACCACTTAGTTTAAAAGTCAGAGAATCCTGTACAGACTCCAGAATTTTATCTTTCGGCGACCCGTAGGCCTGTATTTCCCATTCAAGTTTATTCATAGTTTCATTCCGTTCGCAAGGTAAGCAATATAGCCAGGGTTTTTGTTCAGCACCACCACAGGCTCAATACTCGGTGTCACGCCAGTCTCCCTCCATGCCTTCGTAGCATAGGCCACAGCGGCTTTCAGCGTCTTGAATTTTCTTTCATCACAGGTATACATCATTATTCCTTATTTAAACACTATTAGAGCCAGTAGTATGCTGTTAAAGAAGAAGCCCACAGCGTTACTGATTATATACAACTTATCGTTCCGAGCTAGGGCACGTATCAGAAACAGAAACAAGCCACTCCAGACTAGTAGAACCATGCTCAGGGGCGGCAACTTATCACTATAGCCTAGTATCACTCCCAGACTAGTGGGGAGCGTAGCCGCATGTATTAGTATCATGCCGACCCACCCGCAGGCCTCACTTACATCAAATTTCGTTTTTCTCTTTACCATACCTACATCATACAGGTTTTGGCAGGAATGGCAAGCATTATTTGAGGTTGTCAGAAATGCAACGGAATCTCGTTAATACTCTGATAACTTACAGAAATGACAATGTTTTTCGAATGTTCGTTTCTTTTCGTTATAGTTCGCTTTTTTCGCTACGTCCAGCTAGTGCGTTTGCATGACACAAAATCCCACTTTATCCCACTAAAGTGCATTATATTGCATGTTCCTATACACTGGCTGCACTATACTTCGGTTCTCTATGCGGTCTTATAATACTTGCGTCCTGGACTACTATAGTCCTTATTCATTAGCGTTTTAAAGGTGTGGCAGTTCGCACACAATGTTTGGAGGTTTCTTTTACGGTTATCTGATGGATTGCCGTTCTTATGGTCTACTTGTAATTGACCCTCTATACGGATCTTATAATTACACTTAAACCCTAATCGGCCGTCTTTATTCTCACAATAATCTTTACGGTATTGTTTATATTCCCATCCCATAATACCGTATCGCATTCCGTGGTGTTTTGTGCATTGTTTACGGAAAAGTGGAGTGCCGTCTTTACGGTAATTTCCCGTATGCTGTCCAGGGTTATTGCACCCCGGATGGGAGCATTTTGGACGCTTCGATATATCAATAATTTTCTTTTTCATTAGTAGACCTCACGCTCATATACATCGAATTCCTCTATAGTATTCTCAGCAACTAGTGCTTCACCATAGGCAATAGCATCATCATACTTTGCAAATACACGGAGGACAGTATCACCCTCATATGGTATCGGTTCTACTACAATAAAAACTTTGTTCATTTTATCACCCTAAATCATCAGCGGTTGCAAGGTCGCCGTCAGTTCCCCACCCATACCCACCAGCAAGAATAGTCGAGCCGGGAATCAGAGTGTCAGAATCAGTACAGGCGCAAGTCCAACAAGTAAATCGGTCATAGTACCCGGCAAATACTCGCGGAACAAGTGCGGTAGAACAACAAGGACAAATTGGTGTAGTCATTTTGATAACCTCTCTCAGTATGGAGTAATTATCTCATAAAACGGTGGATTTGGCAACCATTGTCTTTTTGACAACAATTATCTATTTGATACTACATTTCTCGCATAGGTGCTGGTGATATTCTAGTGCGGTTTCAAGGGTATCGGCTCGACTATGCATTTCCACATACCCATTCTCATTATATAAGTGGATTTCATACCCATTCCCGGTGTCTACGGTAATCGCTACTTGGGTTGAATTGTGGGATACTTTGATTATTTTCATTTCTTAGGCCATGTAACATACTGAACTATAGCAATAGATATCATAACACCTACGGCTACACCGAAAAAGAATGTCGTCCAAACTAGCGCAGTCATTCTTTCAATCCAAAATGTTTATAGATGGTCTTATCTATACGCCTCTGGTACTGCTCATCGGTAAAGGTCAGTTTAAACAAATCAGCACATTCCTTTATGATTAACTCGGCAAACTTTTCTGTGGCTTCATGAGCATTACCGATTCTACTACTGGGACCTAATAGTGCAGCCTGCTCGGCCAGTTCTCCGATTCGTTTATTCATCATTCAGTTCTCCAGTATTGTGTACCTCTCCAAACCTCTACACTATTCAACATACTCTTAGCACGATAAATTGCACGCTCTTTGGCAGTTTCTTCAGAACTATAATGCACAGGATATTTCGTTGTTTGATCATCAAATTTATAACACGAATCATACCTCCAGATAAACCAGTTCTTATAGTACACCTGATACTCCTTCAAATGAGCATCATATACGACTTTGGTACTCTTGTATAATCGTTTCATTCTTCAACTCCGAAATGTTTCTTAATCTCATTTGAATAATCGGCAATAGAAGCCAATAATATCACCTGTTCCTGTTCGGAGTGTGTATTGATGTAGTGGTTTGCTAAAGTATCGCCTTGTCCAATACATTCCTCAATAATCAACTCGCCAAACCTCTCCAATATAACATCATAGTACAACTCCCCCCATTCGGTCATCTCAAAGGCTCGGTTCTTCAGTTCTTTCAATTTTTCATTCATCTATTCAGTTCCTTATACATCCATTCATATTCTTCCAGCCGTTTTATCTCTGCGGCGGCCTCGACCAGTAAATCACGGACTTTTACATGATCCATACGTTCAGGATCGAATAACCCACCAGACAGTAAATACTCCTTGATTCTCTCAGTAACAGGATTATTCATTTTAAAGGTATCTCAAATCGATCTAGTATCGCGGAACCTATATCTTTTCTTCCCATAGTTTCCATCAAGGCAGCAACTAAAGCACACTCCTGTATAACCAATTCGGCAAACTTTTGTACATCAAAATGTAAATGACCATCTATCAATACACCATCAATATAATGACTCCAGCACTGTTTTTCCAACTCTCGTAATCTCTCGTTCATTTTGTACTCCACTCGCAAACAATACGATTCTTTTCTATACAATGCGTGGCAGGTCGGTCAGACACCGATATTACTCTCAATTGATACGGTGAGGCACAGCCGGAAAGTAATAACACCAGTAATAACTTATTCATTTAAAATGTCGGTTTATCTCGTTTTCCACCATGACCGCACCTGTATACGGATTCTGTATACCTGAGCTCTTTAATGTATGCTCTCGAGCCACCTTCGAACACTCGCGGACAATCATCTCACCATAGATACGATTAAACATATCCGCAAAAATGACCTGATCGGCCTTCTCACTTTTTAACCTCTCGGTATATTGCTGGTAAGCCGTATCGTGCGCCTCATTAGCTATACGGTCATATAATGTCTCAGTATTTCGATGCTGTAAACTCATTCTTTAATCTCCTTCAACTCAAAGATATAATGACCACCACGGCGAGACTGTACCCAATTTAAATGCCACATCATCTCGTTTCTTTGCATGGCTCGTATAATCGATTCATTACCCGACCAACCTGCGGTCGAAATATAATAACGATGAACTATTTTATCCTTATCCCAATCGTGTGGTTCATTCTTTTCATTCCAGCCAAAGTCATGATATGCCCATAGTCCTTCGATAAACTTAAACCAGCCAGGTATATCGTCCCAATGCCACTTTTCAATAGCCTCTAATGCTCGATCAGTAGGATAACCATCTTCATCAACAAAATAAGAATCATCAAGCAAAGTCTTTAATCTGGCCTTATTCTCAGTAATTTTTCGAATGACATCCTCAGCAGTATATTCACTCATACCTCAATACCCTTTCCATAAAGAAAAAAACGAAACATGGTTTGCACCACTTTCGGATAATTGTGCGGATTCGGCAAATCAACCGTTGTCTCTACAAACTCCTGTACTAGGCGATTCTTTTCATCAATCGGCAATTCTCTATAAATAATCATATGTGGTTACTCCTTCTCATCGTACTTTCATCAGAGCCCCCACACAAACATAAGGGCTCAATATTTAACCTCTACAAAACAGAGGCAGAGTGTACCGCCGATATGGAAAAGGCCATTCATTCACTCTCACTCAAAGGCACAAAAGTCAACGCATCTTGTACCTTCAAAGACTACCTTACACCCAACTCTACATTTTAATTACAACTTTACGGTCAAGACAAAAATAACCATCGACCGTTTTCACCAGTATACCGTTCTTAGCTGTACACTCCTGGTCTTTAAAACTAAGTGGCAACATTATAATCCAACTCAGCAATAAAATCAAAACGACCGTGGTCATCATAATCACAAAAAATTTCATTCTTCAACTCCTAAATGTTTTACTGATTTTATCAGCACAATAATGACCATCCATTCCTTTATCACCTAGTTCTTCACATATACCTAAGCATTCATTAATAATCAACTCAGCAAACTTTTCCAACTCACCATCATATTGTGACGACCAATCAACGATAGCACCTTCTGGCTTCCATGGCTCATCTTCCCATAGTAGGAAACCCGACTTTTCGGCCAATAGTTTAAACTTTTCATTCATGATCTAAATTACTCCACTTTTTTAACTTTTCACGTTTTTTCTTTATATGTACGGTCAACTCACCTTCATTTAAAATTCTTTTCTCAATACAGAGTTCAATCATACACAATAAATCACCAATTTCCTTGTGTAGTAAATCATCATTATATTCACTAGTCAAAGGATTATAACCTCTTAGGCCGTAACGATGAATCTTCGAAATGATTTGCGAAACTTCGGCACATTCTTCCTGCAATATAACTAGCAGTTCATCACAATTTAATCGACTCATGGTAAATTGTAATCTCTACTGTATTGACTTGTAATCGACCAATGAGCATCTGGTCCCTTATATTTTATATCACTCGGCACTTCATAACCAAATCGTTTAAGGATATTTTTCTTATCGGCCTGACTACCACAACAAGCAATACATTCTTTGATAATCAAATCAGATATCATTTCAATCCTCGACTGGCAATCAGCATCAATATATTTGTGTATGCCATACTTCTGCATCAATTCTTTTATTTGATCATTCATGTTTCATACTCTCTCTTATTTTAGTGGCAGATATAGATTCTGTATTTTCATCAAAATGTTCTCGCTCAATGACATAACCCACATCCCGACCATAAGTAATGTTTACAATATTCGGCACAATGAGTATCTCATACATTCCTTTATATTCATCATCTAAATCATCACGAATGAATTTTATCACTTGTTTTATATCGAAAGGATTGTTATTTTGCCATCCTTGACAATCACGAATCATAATACACACTTGTCCGGTTTTTTGTATAGCACGTTCGAATAATGATCTGTGACCAGCATGCCATGGTTGCCATCGACCTAACATTTGAACAGTAGGTTTCTGCCAATCAAATACTTTTTTGGACATCTCTACCCCATGAAATTTTATTCCACACTCTTTCGTGAAAATAATATAAAATAATTTTAGTAAAAAATTCCACACTAGCAATACTCATTGCTATCTTAGGTTCACCTGTCAATAAAAGACTTACGATGAATGTATCTAAAGTACCTGTTACTCGCCAAGTAATGGCTTTAGTTAAACTTCTATACTGTTTTTCTTCAGACTCATAAAAATTAGATTCTAGTTTATCTGATATTACAGAAGCCCACCTTTTAGCCGATTTAGCCATAATTCTATAATCATATTTTTCTGGACTTACGAATATTTTATTCGTATCTTCAAATCGACTCTCATCAATTGTGTCTAACCATATGGTCATATCAGCAGAAAAAACTTCTCGCATTTTAGGTAGTGGAGCAACAAAATCGCAGATAACAAAATTAGCTGAAGATTTTTCTGATAGTTCTTTCATTCTAGAGCTTTGCCTGATTCTACCTTCTTCAGAAAAATCCCAATCATTAAATCGTTCTCTTATTTCATCAGCATTAAACCACTCAACTGAAAATCCTTTTTTATGTAATTGCTCCTGCAATTCATTGGCTAAATAAGTTTTACCTGAGCCAGGCAATCCCATAATTAAAATTCTAAAACTCATTCATCTTCTTTTATACCAAAATGTTTTTTGATTAAATCAAATGCTTGACCGCGAGATATCATATCACGAAGCTCAGGATGCAAAGCCTTACGACATTCTTCAATTATCATCTCAGTGTATTCTTCCATGAATTTTGTATCACTCATTTTTTCTCCCATTTTATACCCATCATTTTATAAAGCATCTTACGATAGAATGGTGGTTCATCTTTTGTTTTAATTACTGTAGTATCTACATCAATCGATAAATTGCTAGCAACGAAGGTAGTGTTAGTATGATTTATATTTTGTATAGTATAATTCGAATGTAATTTTAATGGTGAAAGTTTTGATGATTCGCAACCTGTATAATCGAGGTCAAGAGGAATTTGTTCTGTTAGTGGCCAAAAAAACTTTATTTCTAATTGCTGCATATTATCTCCTAGCACTAGGTACACAATTTGCTGTTACTCTATATTTGTCAGACTCCCAGGCCTTTTTTACATAATCCCGTACTTGATGACATTCTTCAATACTTTGAGTAGGTAAAGTTATTGATCCTTTTGATGGAGGTACATTCGGTGAAATGGCGTGCAACATGATAACTAGAGTCCACATTATTTACTCTCAATCAATACTTTTTAAAAATCCTACAACTTCGAGATAAGGCATATCAACAACAACTGATTGTCCATCTGTTGTAAAAATCCATGATCGATGCGAATCACCATGTTCTTCAACTCTAACAATTTGATTACACACAATTGATACCGAACGACCGATTGTGGTAGTGGTTAAAACTTTCATAATATTTTCCTCAATTCTTTTATTTAAATAGTGTATTCAAAACAAATGCACCAAACATGGCGCTCATAAACAAATAAAGATAGGCAGAAACTTTTTTACCCTCATTATAATTTTCACTTGACCAGTGCCAAAATAACCAAGAAAAAAAAGTATCAACAAAAAGACTAAGAATTCCCATTCTCTTTTGCTTTCTTCATTAAATCAATTAAAGATAATAAGTCATTTACTGGAATTTTCTCAGAACCAAAGTAATCAGAATCAATTATAGGTTCTGGCTTTTCTTGAGGCTTTAAGTAAATGACATTATTTGCGTTCATTGTAGTATTTTAGGTGTTGTGATTCTTTCTTTTTTTATTGTTCCTAGAAATGTATAAAAATCAGATTCATTATCGGTTTCCCTGTTTAGCATCATTAGTCGGGCTAACACAATACCATTAATTGCATTTACACCAAAACCCTGTTTAACTAATTCAAGCAAAAACTCGTCTAATTTTACCGCAGCTTCGATGATCTCGTCATCGAAAATTGTATCGTCCATTGTGTTAGACCCTAAACGTAAAAAAACCGAAAATTCCTTTTAATTTAAAAGGCACTTCAATTTCAAATGAAGAATCACTCTCTTGCTCTTGTTTTTGTCGAATGTAAAAAGGCGTATCACAACCAAGTTCTTTCACCTTTTGTAAAATAGATTCTAAATCGTCTTTATCGATTAGAATTTCTTTATTGCCGTTGTCCAAAATATCTCCTTGAATGAATGAGTTTATTGTATTATACTTCATCTAAATTTTTTTGTCAATGTGATTGTTGTATAGGTAACACACTCATAATTAATTGCCATCCCACTTATCATACCATCTCCAAAATGCTCCTTCCATACTTTCATTTAATAACCACTCACAACTCCAACCCATCATGCCGCCTTTCCATGTTCCTGCTTTTTTGCCTAATTCAATATCTGAATCACATGAAACGACCCTTTCAACTTTATTGAATATTGGCAACCATGTAAACCATAACCAACGCCATTCTCTTTCTTCGCCGGTGAGTGCGATAGTCGCTTTTTGATTTCTGCCATCTTTTGTATAATGATCCAATTCTACTGTTCGAGTACAACGATCTAATAAACTCTTTCGAATATTTGGATCGTGCCAGCCTTCTAGAATTTGATGCCATTGGTAATGTTTACCAATTTCTTTGCCATAATAATCCCAACGATTGCTTTCATATACACTACCATTAGGTAGCAAAAGGTCATGGCGAACAATTTGCCAACGCCACGGCATATCAATCGCTGTGTACTTATCGAGGCCTTTAAAGATAAACAAAACACCATCACTATATGAGAATCCATATTTTGGTCCCATAATTGAAGAAAAATCTCCGACACCTTTTGTTGGCCATAGTCCAATACTTGCAAAGAATTTCCAAAAACCAAATGAAATTTTTAAATATTTGTCCTCACTATTTTCTGTAGGCCATACAAAATACATATGCCAGAAATTATAATCTGACCAAGTGATTTCAAAGAAATTATTTCTCATTCTAATTCTCTCGCATAAATTTTAAAAATCAAATCAGTAACGAATTGTGGATCCAACTCTGTAGAATTATTATCTTCAAACGGTATGATTTCAACAACATCAGCATTTACATCATACCAAGCCCAAATACAAACTTCTTCTTTTGGTCGATGAATCAGAGCCCACGGTGTCAATTCATGCGGTGGAAATTCCTCCGTCAATGAATTTTTGTGTATGAATACCGCAAACGACATTGTGTTTGTATCATTATTTTCTAAATCATTTTCTTCATCATAACCATACCCATCAAAAATGATTTTCACACCAAATGGTGCTTCACCGGAATCGTCACCGGCCTCTAATGTGCCTTCATCCATTGTTGCAATGAAATCTCGAATCCATTGTTCGACAATTTCACTATATTCTCGTTCATCGTCATAGTAAATCATAGTATTTTTCCTTCTTTTCGGAGTTTTCCTACTAAATGATTGGGTATCGAAACAAGTCTGGCACGATATATTTTACTCATTTCATTCATATCGTCCTGTGCAGTAAATTCAATATGATTTGATTTCATCAGTTCATCTAATAATTTTCCAATCAACCTTTCTTTGATCAATTCCTTGTATTCATTCTCATCTTTTATTGAGAATAAAAGAAATTCACTCTGGCTGACACTCATTTGAGCCCAAATGGTTGACAGAGAATTCATCACTTCATCATTTAATGTCATCTTGTGTCATCTTTCTTTCATATCGTTCAGCGTCAAGTCTTTTCCATTCTTGTTCTCTTTCCAACATTTCTTCATCCCATTTCATTTGATTTAAAACTACTTTGTAAATGGCATGTATAAGAATACCAAGTAAAACGATACCAAACATAGGAAGAATCCAATTTGTTGGAATGTTCATCATAATAAAGGTTAGAAATAATATCAGCATGAAGAAAGACAGTATGATGAGAGCTGTCTTAATTGCTGCTTTCTTGTGTATTTTCATTTTTTGTAAAAGTAAAAATAGTAGTTAATTGATTTAAATGTGTGATTTTAACATGAAAAGCCTCGATACTCTTTTTAAATTCTTCTGTGAATGTTTCGACGCAAAAATTTCCATTTAGTTTTTTAATTTCTATGAAGAAATCATACCCAAAAGTTTTGTAATGGTCGTTTTCTCCATGTATAAGAATTCTTTCTTCATCACTAGTTAAAAACTCGCCTCCTTCTATTGTTTTTGTTGATAAAAAATCTTTTGCAAGAGGAACATGAAATATCATACGTCCCTTAGGTTTAAGGATTCTAACAAGTTCAGTTAAATGATCGACATATTTTCCCGGAATATGTTCTAAAACACTAGAATGTATGATAAGGTCGAAGTAATTGTCGGAAAATATTCTAATATCGTCCGGTAGTTTTAACCTAAGGAAAGGTATGGGTAAGTTTTCACTATAGTTTTCGTAGTATTTTGATTTATAGTCAGATAAGTAATATCCTGATCCAATTATTGAAAATAAATTATTTACTATTCCTGGATCAGGAGAAATATGTAAAACTCTTATATTTTCGAATGTGGTTTTTTTGTTTAAATATCCATACTTTTCTAATGTGGAATAAAGCAATCTATGCCTAGACTCGCTTCCACAATTTTCACACATTTTTTGTTGAAATTTTTTCTCACCACAAATATTACATGACGATTCATTCTTTATACTCACTATTTACCCTTTCACCGTCAATACAGACTTCGCCTTTAAAAACATAAACATTTGAATCAACACGTATTTGTTCAAATACTTGATTGTTTACGCATTTATAGGGATCTTTGTAATTCGAAAAATAATAGTATGCACCATAACCAATGCCTGCTAATACAAGCAGTATAGGAATTATTTTAATATACTTTGATAACTCTGGCAAGGCCGAGAGTATTTGTGGTAGAAATTTAAGTAAATCTTTCATTGGTAATTTGCTACAAAAGATTCATAAAGGTTTAAACCGTAGAGTTCTGCTTCAATTTCCCAAGGTTTGTTTTCGTAGGTGATATTTTGAGAAACTTTTTTGCCTCGCCATCTTGTCATCGATTCATTTAAATATCCTAACGAATATTGTTTTACGTGAACCATTTCATGTGCCAAGGTTTTTAGTTTATCATCTGTACTCAAACAACGATCTATTTCAATGATAAAAGAATCTGGTTTGCCTTTAAGGTTGTAATTATCTATATAGACTAGACCGAAAACGTCTAAATTTTTATATTTTACCGTAATTTCTAATTGATAGATTCTTGCAGGCGTGAATAGTAACTCGGCAAAATGGTTAATTGCCAAGAGATGCGTTTTCGGTATTTTTCCATTGATAATCATACGTCATTGTAACACGGAAAAAGGTATTTGTCAAGCTCACCACTTTTCTGCCCGAGCCCATGATGAATCGTAATCTAGATTATAATCGGTTACGTCAGGAATGTCAACAGCAAAATCATCTACCGAAATTTCTCTCCAATCTTCACCTTTGTTCATTGCCGTGACCATGCGGCGAGATTTTTCTTGGGTAGCAATACCTTCAGGTGTTTGGTGATATTCAATAAGTTTTTTGCGGCGAACTTTTTTATCTTCTTCGGTATGCTCACGAACATTGCCGCAAGACCTTGAGCAATATGGACCACGTTTTGTGTGGGTGGTGCCGCAGCGAGGACAAGATTTTTCTTTTGCCATAAAAATACCCAGACTATGCTGGGTTCTCGTTGCCTTGTAATAATATACTAGGATTTTTTTCGCAAAGAAAGTTTATATACTTAACTGCTTCATTTTCGTTATCGAAATAACGAATGATAGTTTGGCATGTGTAAGCAGAAACAAAAATGAGTAGTACTTGTTCATCCTTTAAAAAGGAGAATTTAATGTACCACCCATTTCGTTCTACTGGTGACCAAAATTTTAAATCACTTTTTATTTGATTGTACCTTACCTGGCTCAAAGTCAATGGCTTCTTTTGCATAGTTCCCTAATCCTACTACAAATTTTTCAGACTCTTTGGTATATGTAGTAAAAAAGGAATATGTAGCATTGTCGAAAGCTTTGATATAAGCTTTGTAGCCATCAACTTTCAAATCAACGAAAGCTTTCATAAAATCTTTTTGACGCTCTGCGACTTCATTGAAAGTTGGTACTGTTGGGAATGTATAAAACATATTAGTTTCTCCTGTAATTTGAATAATATTGAATCCAATGTTCTACATCAGCGGTAGACTTTGGATTTTTTGACTCAATAAATAGTTCTATCTCCGATTTATGATCCGGTGCTAGAAAATTGATTATTTTTTGTAGATAACTCATAAAAACTCCTATACAAGTATATATCCAATTTTATGTTGTGCTGCAATATAAAATAGGGTAATTGTGAGTTTGACTAAATAGTGTATCAATCAAGAGGTATTCATGGCCAATACAAGAGTAAAATCATTTAATTTAGCAAATACCGAAGTTACACCAGGTTCTTATGGTAATACATCGGGTTTATCTCCGTCATTAACAGTTGATGCTCAAGGTAGATTAACTTCATGTGTTAATAAAACAGATTTCTTATTATATCGATTAAATTCACCTGTAGTTGGTTCAAATGCTACCGGAAATCAAAGTGTTTTTGGAGCTTCTGCTACAGTAGAATCAAATACTCAATATGAAATTGAAGCCCTTTACGCATTTTCTAAATCAGCCGGTGTAACATCACATAACTTTTTAATTGGATTTGGTGGAACATCAACTTTTAATAATATAAACTATTCAAGTATAATTAAATATAATACTGCCAGTTTTACTCAAGGTATAACTACAGATAGTATTCAATCATTCATTTCTGTTAACACTCAAACAGCAATTTTAAGTGGTTTAACTAGTGCTGCGGGATTTATTGTAATTCAAATTCGTGGAAGTTTTAGTATAAATTCAGGAGGAACTTTTATTCCACTATATTTATTAAGTGCAGCACCTGGTGGTGCTTATACAACTTCAATAGGAAGTTATTGCAAATTAACCAAACTCGGAAGTTCAGGTTCAAATATTTCTATTGGCACATGGGCTTAATTTAAAAATAACAGTTACAACATTAGGTTCAGATACGATTTACACATTCACAGGTTCAGGTTCAATTACTTTCTAAACATATGACGATTACAAAACTATCAACTGGTCTTATTAAACCAGGTACAATTAAAACAGTAGACTTAAATACTGAAGTTACTGCGAACATTAATTACGCAATGGCTACAGCAAATACAGCAGCACAATTTCATCCATTCGTACTTTCGGGAATGTAAAAATGCCAACAACATATAAAGTTTTAGGACAATCAGCACCATCAGCCACAACTGATACGACATTATATACTGTACCTGCATCTACTCAAGCAGTAGCATCATCAATCTCAGTATGTAATCGTTCATCAACTGGTGGTACATTTAGAATTGCTATACGTCCTGCCGGTGAAACCATTGCAAACAAACATTACATAGCATATGATACTGCCGTACCAGGAAATGATTCGATTCATTTAACGATGGGTATGACATTAGGTAATACCGATGTAATCACTGTGTATGCAAATAATACCAGTTTAAGTTTCAATCTATTTGGTACGGAGTTGACCTAATGGCAATTCGTAGAACGGGTTCGCAAACACTAGTCAATAGAGGTGTTACAGCTGCAGCAGCGACACCCGTAAATATTATTACAGGTAGTGGTGGTGGCGGTGCAACAGTAAATATTTCTTCAATTCAAATTGCGAATTCTACGTTTGTCGTAAAAGATGATACTGCCATCGATACAGCTGGCGGATTCATGATTATCAATGGTACAGGATTTCAAAGTGGTGCTGTAGTTTACATTCAAGGTACAGCAGCAACATCAACAGCATTTGTAAGTTCTTCACGATTAAATGTTACAGTACCAGCATTAAGTAGTGGATTATTAGATGTTTATGTGGTCAATACAGATGGATCGGGTTCTATCTATTTACGATCACTTAATGCAAATGGTACACCTTCATGGACTACAACATCACCATTAACAACTCAAGACTCAGGGACCGCATTTGCAATTAATTTAGTGGCTTCAGGTGCAGCAGGCGATGGTACAATTACATATGCAGTTTCTTCTGGTAGTTCTTTGCCTTCAGGTACATTCTTAGCATCAAATGGATATTTTTATGGCACAGTGAGTGTAGGTACAGAAACGACTTATAGTTTTAGTGTTGATGCGATTGATGCACAAAACCAAGAAACTGCAAGATCATTTAATATAACAGTACAAATTCCTGACCCATACTTCAACCTAACTACATTGTTGTTATCGGGTAATGGCACAAACAATGCTAACAACAACGTGTTCCAAGATTCCAGCACTAATAACTTCACCATTACTCGTAACGGCAACACGACGCAGGGTACGTTCTCGCCGTTTAGCCAGACTGGGTGGAGTAACTTCTTTGATGGAACTGGCGATTACTTACAGACTGCTTCAGGCAGCTCTACGTCTTTTGGCGCTGGTGACTTCTGTGTAGAGTGCTGGTTTTATAAGACATCGAGTACTGCTACCGGCGGTTATTTAGTTGCCAATCTTGAGAGCAACAGCGATGCTCAATGGGCGTTGATGATTACTGGTACAGGGTTAATTCGTTGGCAGGGATGGAATACGATTTGGCTGAACCCATCTGCCCCTGCCATTAACCAATGGAACCATGTTGCAGTATGCAGGTCTGGTACAACACTTTCTTTATTTGTAAATGGTAGTAGGTCGGCAACTTTATCAAGCCATAGTAATAATTACTCCGCTACTACAGATGTAAGAGTCGGGGCATATGCTAGTGGAACAGACCCGTTTACTGGATATATTTCTAATGCAAGGGTTATAAAAGGTTCAACGCCCTATGATCCGACACTCACTACGTTGACTGTACCAACCGCACCGCTAACAGCAATTACGAACACTTCGTTACTAACATGTCAGTCGAATCGTTTTATCGACAACAGCACCAACGGTTTTGCTATCACACGCCACGGTGATGTTAGCGTCCAAGCCTTCAGCCCATTCGCTCCTACTGCTGCATACAGCGCGGCTACTGTAGGTGGTAGTGGGTTCTTTGATGGTACTGGAGATTTTTTAAGAGTACCAAGTACAGGAGAAGGATTTAGTTCTATAACCACCTTTACCTACGAATGTTGGATATATCCTACCTCAGCATTGACTACTAACTGTATTTTTGACATCAGCGAATGTCAACCCTTTAGGTTTGTATTATCTAGTTCAAATGTAGTGTGGCAGGCTACAAGTTCGGGCAGTACAATTTTAACTGCAACCTTTACTTGGATAATAGGAGCATGGCACCACGTAGTGTTCGTAAGAGATGTTAGCGGCAACATATCAATTTTTATTAATGGAACACGTTACGCAACTGCCAATTACGGAAGTTGGGGCTCGACTGGAGTAGGTGGTGTAAACATTGGTTGCAATCGAGGTGATACTTGGTTCTTCCCTGGTTTTATTTCTAATGCAAGATTTGTTAAAGGCACTGCGGTTTATACGGGTGCATTTACTCCACCGACAAGGCCGCTATCGGCATCTGGCGCAGATTCCGCTTCGGCCTATCCGAGCACATCAAACGTCAACACTTCTTTCGCTGCGTCCGCGACCAGCCTGTTCCTCAACTTCACCAACGCAGGTGTCGTAGACTCGGCCGCCAAGAACGTACTAGAGACAGTAGGCAACGCGCGGATCAGCACGACGCAGAGTAAGTTTGGTGGTAGCTCGATGTACTTCGATGGTACGGGGGATTACCTAAAGTTTCCGTCAAGCGAGTTAGTGCCTTTTGCATCTAACGAAAAGTTCACAATAGAAGGCTGGATATACCCATCGGCTGCAACTGCTGGGCAAATTTACGGCATCTATACAACGCGAAACAGCGGCATATCAGCCTATGCTATTGCTATCACATTGTTTGGGAGTCCGTTGAAAATAAATGTTGAGATAGCCACCTCTGGAAGTGCATTGGTGACTATTTCATCATCAACAACGATAAGTGCAAACACTTGGTATCACTTTGCTGTGGTACACGATGGTACGCAATTAAAACTTTATTTGAACGGAACAAGCGAAGGCACTCCTGCTACGACATCGCAAGCAACAACACTAAAGGTGATGGCTTTAGGAAGATATTATGTGGACATCGATAACTACTACTTTAATGGCTATATTGATGACTTCCGCATTACCAAGGGTTACGCACGATATACTTCTAACTTTACACCACCTACATCAACATTTTTAACAAAATAAAAAGAAAAAGATATGCCATTAACACAACTAACAGATGGTCTAATTCAACCAGGAACGATTCAACAATCTGATTTAAGTCCATCGATTGCAGCAAACATATCTTCTGCTTTTGCTGCGGCTAACTCTGCGGCGTCATATGCTAATTCTGCATTTGCTGCGGCGAATACAGCTGTAACAGATCCAATAGATGCATATGCTAGAAATACTGCGAATAGTTCTGGTGTATATGCTAATGCCGCTTACGCTGCAGCCAACACAGGATCACCAGATACTTTAGCTAGAAATACAGCGAATAGTGCTGGTGTTTATGCTAATTCTGCATTTGCTGCGGCTAATACTGTTGATCAAAAATCAGTAACTAGTGGATCGTATGCTAATTCAGCTTATGCACAAGCTAATACTTCTATTGACAATTCCAGTAGTGCTAGTTCTTACGCTAATAGTGCTTATAATGAAGCAAATACTGCAACGACCAATGCAGCTACAGCGGATCAAAGAGCAGTAACTTCTGGTGACTATGCTAATACTTCTTTTGGTGTAGCAAATTCCGCATCAAGCAATACATTATCTATTTCAAGTTATTCCAATTCAGCCTTTAGTGTAGCGAACTCTGCCAGTTCTTATGCAAATTCATCTTACAGTACTGCAAATAGTAAATTAAATTTGACTGGTGGTACAATATCTGGAGATTTAAATATCACTGGTAATTTGATAGTATCTGGAAACGCCACAACAATATCAGTTTCGGATATTAAAATTGATGATCCATTAATTCAACTAGCTGCAAATAATGAAACTTCTGATACTTTAGATATGGGTTTCTTTGGTCACTATAGTCCAGATGCTGGTGTCACCAGAAAACATACTGGTCTTTTCCGAGATGCTACAGATGGTAAATATTATTTGTTTTATAACTACGAAGATCCCAGTTTCGATACATCTTCACCAAATAATGTTATCGATATCGCTAACTCAAGTTTCAGTATTGCAAATCTTACGGCCAATATAGTAACCGATACAATTAGAGTTAGAGGATATGATCCTGTAGATCATACGAATTCAGCATTTGGTACAGCTAACTCTGGCAGTTCATATGCCAATGCTGCTTACAGTCAAGCAAATACTGCAACAACAAATGCTGCAACAGCTGATCAGAAAGCAGTAACAAGTGGTGATTACGCAAACTCAGCATTTGGTATATCAAATACAGCATTAACAGATGCCTCCACAGCAGACCAAAAAGCATTAACATCCGGTTCATATGCAAATAGTGCTTATAGTCTAGCCAATACAGCAAACAATAACTCTATTTCTGCTGGTGTATATGCTAATGCTGCTTATGCTGCAGCAAATACAGGATCATCAGACACTTTAGCTAGAAATACAGCTAACGCAGCTAGTTCATATGCAAATAGTGCTTTTGTTGTTGCGAATACGGCAGATCAAAAGGCAGTAACTTCTGGTGATTATGCTAATTCTGGATTTTCTGTGGCTAATACAGCAAATATTAATTCTATTTCTGCTGGTGTATATGCTAATGCTGCATTTGCTGTTGCAAACAGTGGAATTACAGATAGTTGGGCAAGAGATGCATCAAATAGTGCAAGTAGTTATGCCAATAGTGGATACAGTCAAGCTAATACAGCAACTACCAATGCTGCAACAGCAGATCAAAGAGCTGTTACTTCTGGTGACTATGCTAACAGTTCTTTCTCTACAGCCAATACTTCTGATAGTAAAGCTACTATGGCGAGTTCGTATGCTAATTCAGCATATTTACAAGCAAACACAGCAAATACGAATATTGCAGTTGTTGATCAAAGAGCTGTTACTTCTGGTGACTATGCTAATTCAGCATATTTACAAGCAAACATTGCCAACACCAATGCGATTACATCTGACCAAAGAGCAATAACAAGTGGCTCTTATGCTAACTCAGCATATTTACAAGCAAACACCGCCAACACCAATGCTGCTACTGCTGATCAAAAAGCCATTAGTTCTGGTGTATATGCTAATGCTGCATTTGAAACTGCCAATAATGCCACTGATACGTGGGTAAGAAATGCTGCTAATTCGGCCTCCAGTTATGCCAATTCAGCATATGGCCAAGCTAACACAGCAACTACTAATGCTGCAACAGCTGATCAAAAAGCTATAATTAGTGGCAGTTATGCCAATTCAGCTTACGATGTTGCTAATACCGCATTATCTAATACTGTATCTGCTTCTAGTTATGCTAACTCAGCATTTGGTGTTGCTAATACTACATTGGTTAATACTAATAGTGCTTATGATCAGGCAAATACTGCTACTACCAATGCTGCAACAGCAGACCAAAGAGCAGTAACAAGTGGTTCTTATGCTAACTCAGCATTTGGTGTTGCGAATATTGCTAATCTTAATATAAACTCCATCCTAAGTTCTATACCTATATTAGACGCAAATATTGTTAGTGCTAGTGTTTATGCTAATGCCGCTTTTGCTGGTGCTAACACTGCTGATCAAAAAGCTGTAACATCTGGTGTATATGCTAACAGTTCTTTTGATGTGGCTAACTCAGCATCCAGTTATGCCAATTCTGGATTTGCTTCGGCTAATACCGCAGACCAGAAATCAGTAAGTGCTGGCACATATGCTAATGCCGCTTTTGCTGGTGCTAACACCGCTGATCAAAGAGCTGTAACTTCTGGCTCTTATGCCAACTCTGCGTATACATTAGCTAACACTAAATTTAATTCATCTGGTGGTACAATAACTGGTAATGTAACAGTTCAAAATGACCTTACTGTTTTGGGTAATGTTAGTTTTGTAGGAAATGTTACATCTTTACAAGTTACAGGTAATAGTGGCCAATTTTTTGGTGAAGCGAATGGGCATAACGCATTATATGCCGGTATTCCTGTTGGATATGATTATCAGCCACACACAGTTTTTCAAGCATCGACAAACGAAGATAGTTACTCGCAAATAAACATTCAAAACATTAACTTTGGAAGTAATGCATCTTCAGATTATGTTGCAACTGCTGACAATGGTACAGAAAACGATACTTATATTGATATGGGTATCGGCTCAAGCACACATAATGATCCAGATTATACTTTAGTTGGACCAAATGATGGTTACCTGTATGTATCAGGAAATACAACAACGGGCGGCGGTAGTTTAATAATTGGCACATTAATTGAAAATGATGTTGTGATTGCTACTGGCGGCATGAATAATGAAAATGAACAAATTCGTGTCATTGCTTCGAGTAACACAGTTAATATACGTGCAAACTTAGATACCAGTATTGCAAAAAGTGTTCTGTTGGGACCAATTGGAAATGTACACATTACTGGTGGTTTAAATGATGATTATATTAGAACTGACGGCTCAGGCAATCTTACATTCGCAAATCTAACTTCTGCGAATGTAATTAAAGAATTATATAATACAGCTAATACCGCCAATCAAACGGCCGTAAGTGCCAGTTCTTATGCCAATTCAGCTTACAGTGTCGCTAATACAGCCAATGTTAATTCTATTTCTGCTGGTGTTTATGCAAATGCTGCTTTTGCAGCTGCTAATACAGGAACTAGCGGTTCAGATCAATATGCTAGAGATACTGCTAATTCTGCGTCCAGTTATGCTAATTCAGCATTTGGTGTTGCGAATACTGCATTGGCTAATACCGCATCTGCATCTAATTATGCTAACTCTGCTTATGACCAAGCCAATACTGCAAACACTAATGCTGCAACTGCTGACCAACGTGCTGTAACATCTGGTAGTTATGCTAACTCTGCTTATGGCCAAGCAAATACAGCAACTACCAATGCTGCAACAGCTGATCAGAAAGCAGTAAGTTCTGGTGTATATGCTAATGCTGCATACGGACAAGCCAACACAGCAACTACTAATGCTGCAACAGCTGACCAAAAAGCTGTAACATCAGGTTCATATGCTAACTCTGCATACGGTCAAGCAAACACTGCTATCACCAATGCTGCAACGGCTGACCAAAGAGCAGTAACAAGTGGTACATATGCTAATGCTGCGTTTGGAGTTGCTAATACTTCAGACCAACGTGCTGTAACATCTGGTAGTTATGCTAACTCTGCTTATGGCCAAGCAAATACAGCAACTACCAATGCTGCAACAGCTGATCAGAAAGCAGTAAGTTCTGGTGTATATGCTAATGCTGCATATACTCAAACAAACACTGCTACTACTAATGCTGCAACAGCTGACCAAAAAGCTGTAACATCAGGTTCATATGCTAACTCTGCATACGGTCAAGCAAACACTGCTACTACTAATGCCGGTTCAGCATCAAGTTATGCTAATAGTGCCTATGGTGCAGCCAATACATCTACCACTAATGCTGCAACGGCTGACCAAAGAGCAGTAACAAGTGGTTCTTATGCTAATGCTGCATTTGGTGCTGCAAATACCGCAGATCAAAGAGCAGTAACTTCAGGATCATACGCAAATTCGGCGTTTGGTACTGCGAACACATCTTCAACAAATGTTACTGCCGCATCAAGTTATGCTAATGGTGCTTTCGCTTCTGCGAATACTCGATTAGCTACCAGCGGTGGTACAATTTCTGGTGATTTGTCTGTTACTGGTGTAACTACTTTAGCAGAAACAACAGAAGTTCTCTCTACATTAACTGGTGCAACTGGTACTGTTACACATAATTTACAGAATGGTACAACTTTTTATCATACAAGTCCTTCAGCAAACTGGACAGCAAACTTTACAAATGTACCAACAACAGCAGACAGAACAATTGTTGTTTCTATAATTGTTATACAAGGTGGTACTGCATATTATCCTAGTGCTGTACAAATAGATGGTGCCGCTCAAACAATCAACTGGTTTAATAACACCGTACCTACTGCTTCAGCAAGTAAAAAAGAAATCTATTCATTTACTTTAATACGTACAAGTGGCGCATGGACCGTCTTTGGTTCTGAAGCTACGTTTGGATAATTATGCCTAGAATAAATTCATTAAACACATTTGTTCTCTCATCGATAATAAACAGTGGTGATCCAGAAGATCCAAATTATCAAGGTGCAACAATGGTTTTTGTACAAACAACTGCACCAACAGGATGGACCAAAGATACTTCTGCGGACGATTATACTTTGCGCGGCGTTTCCGGATCAGTATCATCTGGGGGTTCGGTAAATTTTACTACCGCACTTACATCTAGAAGTTTATCTGGATCTTTAACGTATGGTGGAACTTTAGGTGCCACAACACTTACTTCTGCTCAAATTCCTTTGCATACCCATACAAACCCCGCTGTTAGTAGAAGGTTTATTTCTCCTGCGACTGCCGCAGGACCTCAAACTCTTTTTGGTCTTGTAGGATCATTTGATCCCGGAGTAATCAATACTCACCCAGGAACGAACGCGTCGCATGCTCACCCTCTTGTCGGATCTACAATTTCGGGTACATATGCTTCATTAAATTTAGCAGTTAGATATGTTGATGTAATTTTAGCAACAAGGACTTAATCAATGGCACTTATTATCGGATCTGGAAATATCACAATAATGAAAATGACTACTCCTCCTACCGGATGGACTAAGAATGTCACGGATAATGATTATATGTTGAGGGTAGTTACAGGGAGTGTTGTCAATAATTTAGGTGGCACAGCGTTTTCAACAGTATTTTCTAATTATGCGGGTACAGCAACTTCAGTTTCAGCTGTTACAATAGGTGCAACCACTATAGACAACTCAACATTTACTGCACATCGACACAACGTATCCTTTATTGCATCATCAGTTACAAGAACTCAAGCTGCTTCCGGATCAACTTTAGCGGCATCCGCAAATCCTGGAGTTGTAAGTAATAACAATCCAGGTGGTGGTGGTTCTCATACTCATCCAGATTCTACAACTTTATCTAGTCCAACTATTTCAGGTGGTGGGATTGATCTTAGAGTTAGATATGTGGATATCATCTCTGTAACTAGGAATTAATTATGCCTATATTTACTTCTGGCACAAAAACTATTTTTAGACAAACTTCGGCTCCAACAGGTTGGACTAAAGAAACAGTAAATTTTAATAATCATACATTAAGAGTTACTAACGGAGCAACTTCTTCTGGTGGATCAGTAGATTTTACTACAGTATTTTCACCAACAGCATATACATTTACTAATTCTCCTTTTTCCGGAGCATCAGCTGCAACAACATTATCAATTTCTCAAATACCATTACATAATCATCCTATACCAAGTCCAGGAACTCCTACTCCACAAGGTAGTTTGTCAGGTAGTCCAGTTACTCAACGTGCTGCTGGCACAACTGCACCAACAGGACTTTTTGTGAGTGGGCGCATGGATTCAACAACAAGTCTAGATCCAGCTACATCTACAGGACATTCGCATCCAATAAGCGTTACTGCTTCAGGAACAGTTTTTACTATTGCTGTTCGTTATGTTGATGTTATTATTGCTACTTTAAATTGATATATAAATAAAAAGAAAAGGAGATAATATGTTACAGACACATAAATTAACTATTATACCCATTGATGGAACAGTAGGTACAGATCAAGGTGGTTTTATCGAATTGGACTTGTCATCATGTGGTATACCAACAAATGTTCATGCATTACAATGGAATAATCCAGTTTGGCCAGATCCCAATAACAGTCATTTAGAAGGATTGGAATATGGTCAAGGAACTGGTTGGATCGAATTCAAATCAAATGATGCTAACCTAAATATAACTGAATTGCCACAATGGGCATTAAATTGTTATCAAGTATGGCTTAATTTTTATAATTCTCAAAATTCTCAAAATACCTAAAAGTAAAATTTGTTATGAATACCTCATTGATAGAAAATAATTACATCTATATTCCCAACTTCATTAGTGAATCAAGAGCTAAAGTAACTGCTTCCAATTTCAAACATCATTGTTTGGAAAATAAAAATGTTGGAGACAGTCAAGCTCCCAATTCATTAACAGATTATAATTTCATAGATTTTTTAGAATTACTATGTGAACGAACACCAATTGTCAGTGAAATCTTAGGAGAAACTGTTTTACCTACGTATTCATATGCTAGGGTATATAAAGATGGTAGTGTTCTCGAACGCCATAGAGATAGGGATGCATGTGAAATAAGTTTAACAATACATCTAGATGGCGATAAAGAATGGCCAATTTATATTCAAACTCCAAAAGGAGAAGAAGTAGAATTGAATTTACGTCCTGGAGATGCCATGATGTATTTAGGATGTGATGCTGATCATTGGAGAAAACAATTTACTGGAACGGAATATATTCAAGTCTTTTTACATTATGTTAGAAGTCGAGGTGATAAATCATATGCTTACTTTGATAAAATAAAAACCAAAGAAAAACCAAAACAAATAATTGATGATGAACAACCAGAACCTATAAAAAATGTTTATAAAAAAAATTTAAATGATTATATTATCGTATTAGAAAACATACTTTCTGATGAAACTTGTGATGATATTTTAAATGAATATGCAAACGACAGTATATGGGCATCATCAACTGTAGGAATTGGCGAAATAGATTTGAAAGTAAGAAATGTCAATGAAATTGGAATTTCTGTACCCGAAATAATTGCAAAAAATAGTAAAATTAGGCAACAATTGGATGATAGGATTTTTCAAGGTGCTCATTTAGCTATTAAAAAATATAATGAATTATTTCCAAATTGTCATATCGAACAAGATTCTGGGTATCAGTTATTGAGATATGATGTCGGACAGTTTTATCGTCAACATACTGATTCTTATAAATTACACCCGAGATCAGTATCATGTTCTTTTATGTTAAATGATGATTATGAGGGTGGTGAATTTGCGTTTTTTGATAGAGAACTAAAATACAAGTTGAAAAGAGGATCAGCATTATTATTTCCCTCTAGTTTCATGTATCCCCATGAAATTATTCCAGTAACAAAAGGAACACGATATTCTATTATTACATGGTTTATTTAAATTTTAAACAGGAGAGTATATTATGCAATTAAAACCGGGAAGTTTTTGTCCTATATTGAAAGAAGAATGTGTACAATTTAAATGTGCATGGTTCACTAAAGTTGAAGGTTATAATATCAATACAGGTAAACAAGTTGAAGAATGGAACTGTGCTATGACTTTTATTCCTATGTTGTTGATTGAAAATTCAGGAATGTCTCGTCAAACTGGTGCAGCTGTTGAAAGTTTTAGAAATGAGATGGTGAAATCTAATGAAGAAACTCAAAAGATATTTTCCAACATGTTATCAATGAATCCTGATAACAATACAAAATTACTTAAGTAAGTGTTTTTTTGTGATTTTGCAAGAAACCCATTGATTATAGTAGGATTCATTCAATAGTGCGTGTCGAGAGAATATCTCCCACGTTTCCCAATAAGAACATTCAGATTTAGTTTTACAAAGGTGAAGTATCTCTCTTACATATTGATCTTCACCATTTATCTTAACATCTTCTTGTAATAATAAATTGGAACCCCAGTATGTCATCCAATCGGATGATACTCGGGTTCTTTTCTTTTTACCTTTGACTTGTTTTATTTTAGATTTGGTGAAAAACTTTTTACCAATATATTTACGACCAGTTTGAGTATGTGTAATACAATATACAAACCCAAAATGGCCGTCTATATTATCTTCAGTAAATTCTTCGCCAGTATTATGAAAGTACCAGGTCATTCGTCATCATCACCAAAGTCCTCAGTTTCAATTAAGTATTCTCCACAAAAAGGACAATAATGAGGATCATCTTCACATTTGTTTTCGTCATAGCGTATCGTAAACTCTGAAGAACATTCACCACAGGTATGTTTCAACGACGCCATTATTGACACCATGATTGTTTAGCTTCGCCAAAATATTCTCGAGCAAAACCGTTTTGAATTAACATAGAACGTAGACTCTGGCCATCTAAAATGATGTCACCCAAGACACGACCACCAAATTTATCCCAGCCGTATAAGATAACCTGACGTTTAACTGCCTTTGATACAGCGCTTGTTGTAAACTTTGTTGCCATTTTTCCTCGCTCGTCCTCTTGTGGGCATTGAGCACGAAAACCTTTTTCTGGCGTATCTACACCATAGATACGAACTGCTAACTCTGGTTTAAGTGGTGCAGGTAAAAATGGTGCTGCGATAACTACAGTATCACCATCATTTACACGTACAATCTGTGCATCATACGTTACGCCTTTTGCTGCTTTGTCAGCATAAACATTTCCTATACAAGCGAAAGACAATAGACCCGTTAAAAGTATTTTTGTTATTTTCATTACTTCTCCTTAAATATTGAAACTCTCACCACAACCACATCGATTTTTTTCTAAAGAATTTATAAAATCAAAACCTTCATTGAGTCCATTTCTTTTCCAATCTATTTCCATTCCATTCAGATAAGGAATATGTTTTGGGTCAACAAAAATTTTAACACCATTAGATTCGTATATAGTATCTGTATCCGATACACTATCAACATATTCTAGTGTGTAAGCTAAACCACTACAACCTGTGGTTCTAACACCAACCTTAATACCTAATCCTTTTCCTCTTTTGTTCAAAGAGTTTAAAGTTTTACGTGATGCGAGTTCAGTCATTGTGATCATAGAAGTCTCCTTTGATGTTTATTTAGACGAAAAAAAAGCCCCTTACGGGGCTTTTAATAAAACAAATGTAATTAGAAGTTCAGTTGGCTTCTGAACATAATGGCCTTGTCGCCGTTTACACGACTACCTGAACTACCCACAAGTGCATCAAATTTGGTGTCAACATAGTTAACCATAAAACGTAGGTTGTCTGTAGCGAACCAAGTTAGACCATAAGTCATTGCAGTAGCACGATTTGATTTACCTGTGGCTACTGTAATGTTACTAGCATCAAACTCACTCATACGTACATTGACTTGCACAGCACCTTTGCCGCCTTTGTCTAGTGGATTAGCAGGCTTGATTGCACCAAACACACCATCTTTGTAGTTATATGATTCACCAGTCAGATTATATGCTGCAAGAACATAATAGCCTTTAATTTCCTGATTGTTTCCTGTTGTAGGATCATATATGAAATTAAATTGTTCTGCTTGTACTTTCAAAGCATTATATGCAAATGCTGCTTCAAGACCTTGACGAGTTCTTTCGGTTACACCACTCAGTGCCGAACCGGTGAACCAAGCATTTTGTGAACGTGCCTCTGTTCTACCACTTGCTGGTGCAACACCACCTTTAATCTCACCTATACTATATGCAGCACCTAAGTGTAGTGTGTATGCTTTGCTACCTTGCAATTCAGCAATGTTTGTAGTAACACGACCGATGTAATCAAATCCATCTGATACGGCGTCTTTGTTAGCACGACCACGACTTGCTGCAATGGCGTATGTCAAACCGGGTTTTGGTACACCATGAATCATAAAACCAGTTTCTTTACCTGGAATAAATTCACCTTCAACTTGACCAACTAAACTACGATCCATCATATCAAGATTGTTGGAACTTTGCAGTTGCTCAAGACTGAATGGCATCTTAAACAAACCAAATTGATATTGTAGTTCTGGATTGGCTGCGTAGTTTACCCATGCAACATCCATTGTGGTTGTTGAAGAAGCGGCACCAACATCATTACCAAAATTACCGGAAAATTCATACTTGAAGTCTTTTGCAAATTGTCCACGAATACCAAATCTACCACGGCGCATCTCTGCTAAGTTTTGATACGAATCCGTGGTTTGACCGACACCATAATTTGGTGTGTAGTTTCGATAGTCCATATGTAATCGACCTGTAAATTGGATGGTGTTGTTACCATCTTTTGATTTGAGTCCGATTCCATTTTCTGTGACTGAACCATCGTTTGCTCTGGCTTGTCTGTATTTGACAGATTCACTAACGTCTTTGTCAATTCTTTGTTCAATGAACTTTTTGTTTTCTTCTCTTTCTTCATATGCTTTGAGTTTTGCTTCATATTCTTTTTGAGTGATTACATTCTTCTCTCTTAGAATATTCAATGTCTCTTTATACTCATCAGCATATGCAGGAATTACGGCTGCTAGTGCAACTACAATAGAAAGTTTCTTTAATAATTTCATCATTTATCCTTATTTCCAAATTGGGTTGTTGTCTGGGCCACGGAAGTCTTTCTTCCAATTGTCCTGAACTAATTTAATTACATCTTGTGGCATGTGAACATACTCCAACTCTGTTGACATTTGACCACCGTTCTTATAACTCCAATCAAAGAACTTGAGAACTGCACGACCTGTCAATGCGTCTGCCTGTTGCTTGTGCATGAGAATGAAACTTGCACCTGTTGCTGGCCATGCATCTTTACCTGTCTGCCATGTGAGTAACAAATACATGCCCGGTGCATTTACCCAGTCTGCATTTGCGGCTGCTGCCTTGAATGTAGTATCATCAGGCAGCACAAAATTACCATCACGATTCTTTAATGCTGCATAAGGAATTTTATTACGCTTTGCGTATGCATATTCAACATAACCAAATGCACCTTTTAGTCTTTGTACTTGTGCTGCTACACCTTCGTTACCTTTACCACCTACACCTACTGGCCATTTAACTGCTGTGCCTTCACCTACAGTCTTTTGAAAATCTGCATTGGCTTTGCCCAAAAAGTTTGTCCAGATAAATGTAGTGCCTGAACCATCTGCACGATGAACGACTGTGATGTTCATTGCAGGTAGATTTACACCAGGATTTAATTCTGCAATTGCTTTGTCGTTCCATTTGGTGATTTTACCTAAATGAATGTTTGCAATTACATCAGGTGTCAACTTTAGTTTACCTGCATCGATACCGTCAAGATTGTAAACTGGTACAACACCACCAATGATGGCTGGGAACTGAACAAGACCTTCTTTGTCTAATTCTTCTTTCTTAAGTGGCATATCACTTGCACCAAAGTCAACTGTCTTGGCTTTGATTTGACGAATACCACCACCTGAACCAATTGATTGATAGTTTAGACCAATGCCAGTTTGTGCTTTGTATGCTTCAGCCCACTTTGCATAGATTGGAAATGGAAAAGTCGCACCGGCTCCAGTAAATTCTGCTGCTGATGCGACTCCTGTGAATAGTAATAAAGATAAAAGTAAATTTCTCATGATTTCTCCTATAAGAATTGTGCAAATGCACAATATCACACTTATCTATGAAATCATGATCCTTAAACGGAACTGTAACAGAACCGTCATCGGATTGTCATATTACTTTATGCAGCTTTACCCCAAACTTCTTCCCATTGTCCAGACAATGCACCTTTAGCATAATCAGTAACACGATTCTCAAAGAAATTGCCATGAATAGGAGCATTAATCATTTCTTCGACCCATGGTAATGGATTTTTCTTTACTTTGAAAATCCCTTTAAGACCAAGAGAAATAAGCCTGCGGTCAGCAATATAGCGAATATAGCGCTTAACATCTTCAGCATCTAGGTTCTCCATTGGACCCATCTCGAAAGCTAGGTCAATAAATTTATCTTCTAGTTCTACCATTCTCTCTGCAATAGTATATATCCTAGATTTTAAATCATCGTTCCAGATTTCTTTGTTTTCTTCTACATATGTACGGAACAATTTAATCATATTCTCAGCGTGCATTGTCTCATCAACAATAGACCAAGTAACGATTTGTCCCATACCTTTCATCGTACCATTGCGTGGGAAGTTAAGTAACATGATAAAGGAACTGAATAGTTGCATCCCTTCGGTGAAAGCACTGAATACTGCAATGTGAGTAGCAGTAGAAGCAGCATCACCATTCTGTGAGCTAAGATTAAGTACGTAATCATGTTTATCTCTCATTGCCTGATATTCTAAGAACTGATTGTACATTGTATCAGGCAATCCTAATGTTTCAATCAAGTGTGAGTATGCTGCAATATGTAATGCTTCACGAGCTGCGAAACCTAATAACATCATACGAACTTCTGGTTGTGGAAAATATGGTAAATAGTTCTTTACATACCCACCAGCAACATCGATATCACCTTGTGTGAAGAATCTAAAAATGTGTGTGAGAAACTGTTTCTGTTCTGTTGTTAATTTATTTTTCCAATCTTTTACATCTTCGATCATTGGAACTTCCGAATGAAGCCAATGAGCTTGTTCGTGCTGCAACCATGCGTTATACGCCCAAGGATATGCGAATGGTTTAAATGCGGTTCTTTCGTCTGTTAGTTTTGTATCGTGCTTTTTAATCATTGATGAATGCCTCTAATTCTTGTTTTGTTTTATTTCCTATGAGTCTTTTTGATGCCATATTATCTTCCATCAATACTAAAGTAGGTACACTGCGAATACCAAATTCTGTTGCGATTTCAGG